TAGAACTTTGTGGTTTACATGGCGCGGTTCATGCCTTACTTCAAGGTGCCGATCCAAAGGCATAAGGAGTGGGAAAAGAAGTTTTACGGTGAGCCTCATTGTGGGGCGTAATATTATTAACGGAGAAGGCAATGCCTAGTTACTACGACAGCAAAGACAAGAATCCGAAAAAAACAAAAAAGGTTAAGGGCTACAAGAAAGGCGGCAAGGTTTTTGTTTCCAGTGGCGCACCTGTACCCAAGAAGACTGTAGCCAGAGGATCTGGCGCAGCACGGACACAATACTTCAGGAAGAATGGCTAAATGGCTATTGACCGCCCCCTGAACACCCCTTTCCAGATGAATCAGGATCTGGGTGAAGTGGAGATCGAAATAGAAAATCCCGACTCGGTTTCCGTGGAGACAGAGGACGGCGGCATTCTGATTGATTTTGACCCTGATGCTGGTGCCATGATGGGCGCAGACCATAACGCGAATCTGGCAGAGTTCATTGATGAAAGGGAACTCTATGCCTTGTCATCTGAGCTAGTGGGTCAATTTAAAACTGACAAGGACAGTCGGTCAGACTGGGAAAAGGCTTATATCAATGGCCTTGAACTCCTTGGCCTCAAGCATGAAGACAGGACAACACCTTGGGATGGGGCATGTGGCGTTTTCCATCCCCTCTTGACTGAGGCAGTCATACGGTTCCAGTCCCAAGCAATACAGGAACTGTTCCCTGCCAGCGGCCCTGTCAGGACTAATATTGTCGGTGCCATTGATGCTGAGAAAGAAAAGCAGGCACACAGGGTTCAGAACTACCTGAATTACCTTGTCACAGAGAAGATGACAGAGTACCGCACCGAAACAGAAAGGATGCTGTTCTCTCTTCCCTTGGCAGGCTCTGCTTTTAGAAAGGTTTACTTTGACCCGACAATGGGCAGGCCGTGCAGTATGTTCGTCCCTGCGGAAGATTTCGTTGTCAGCTACGGCGCACCGGATCTGGCGACCTGTGAACGTGCCACCCATGTGATGAAGAAAAGCCCGAATGATATTCGGAAGCTTCAGGTCTCAGGGTTCTATCTGGATGTGGACTTAGGCTCGGCATCCTCTGACCCTGACAGGGTCAAAGAGAAATATAACGAGCTAACCGGAGACAATGGCAGCTACGAGGCAGACTCAAGGCACACGTTACTGGAGATGCTGGTTGATCTAGACCTCCCCGGCTTTGAAGATACCCAGAATGGGGAGCCGACAGGCATCAGTTTGCCCTATGTGGTGACCATTGACCTGTCATCCAGCGTGATTTTGTCCATCAGGCGCAACTGGTACGAAGATGACCCCATGAAAGCGAAGCGGGAACACTTCGTCCACTACCAGTATATCCCCGGATTGGGCTTTTATGGCTTCGGATTGATCCATATGATCGGCGGATTAGCTAAATCTGCCACCTCATTGCTCCGTCAACTGGTTGATGCGGGTACTTTGTCCAATCTTCCGGGCGGTTTGAAGGCCAGAGGGCTAAGAATCAAGGGTGATGACACCCCAATCATGCCCGGAGAGTTCCGGGATGTGGATGTTCCGGGTGGAACCATCAAGGAAAACATCAGTTTCCTCCCGTACAAAGAGCCAAGCAACGTCTTGTACCAGCTTTTGGCGAATATTGTCGAGGAAGGGCGCAGATTTGCCTCTGCCGCTGACGTAAAAGCCGCAGATATGAACGCAGAAGCCCCGGTTGGCACAACTTTGGCGATTTTAGAGCGTTCAATGAAGGTAATGAGCGCAGTTCAGGCCAGATTACACGCTTCAATGCGTACAGAATTGAAATTATTGTCCCATTTGGTGCGGGATTTCGGTCCGGAAGCCTATCCTTACGTTATGGACAGTGAAATTCCGGTATCAGAGGACTTTGACGACCGTGTAGACATTATTCCGGTCAGTGACCCCAATGCAGGGACGATGGCGCAGCGGATTATGCAATATCAGGCTGCATTGCAGCTATCTGCACAGGCTCCGCAGATGTATGACCTCCCATTATTGCACCGACAGATGCTGGAAGTGCTGAATATTCGGGATGCGGAGAAGATTGTACCGACAGAGGACGATATACCACCAACAGACCCTGTTTCTGAAAATATGAACATCATTAACGGGGAGCCAGTCAAGGCATTTATCTATCAGGATCACGAAGCCCACATACAGGTTCACATGTCTGCGGTAGAAGACCCGAAAATTCAGGAGCTTTTGTCAAAAGCCCCGGACGCAGGAAAGATTCAGGGTATATTTGCCGCCCATGTTCAGGAACACATTGCCTTCCAGTACCGACAAGAGATCGAAAAGGAGCTTGGCACCAAGCTGCCGATACCGGGGGAAGCGTTACCGGAAGATATCGAGTACAGGATATCAGAGCTTGCCGCCCCTGCTGCCGCCCAGTTGCTGGGCAAAAACCAGCAAGAAGCACAGATGAAGCAGAACCAGCAGATGATGGAAGACCCTGTGGTTCAAATGCAGCAACGAGAGTTGCAGCTTAAAGAGATGGAAGCGCAGGGCAAGATGATGATGGAGCAGGCAAGGATGCAGCTTGAAGCCCAGAAGGCGATGGCTAAGGCAACCCTTGACCAAGAGAAGCTCGATCAGGAAAGAGACCTTAAAGAGGCAGAACTTGCTGTCAGAATCGCGGAAGACAATGACCGCGAACAGTTGGAAAGCAAGCGCATTGCCTCAAAAGAACAGGTTGAAGGCGCAAAGCTTGGCGTTGAGATTATGAAGGAAATAATGGATGAGTAACCTGTCTGAAAACAACATTTTCGAGCATCTTCGGAAGGTTGTCAGGCTACAGATGAACGAGCTTTCTGACCATATCAGCGGTGGTGCTTGCAAAAGCTTTGAAGAATATTCAAAATGCTGCGGTATTATTGAAGGGTTAGCAATAGCGGAGCGAGAAATACTCGATCTGAAATCAAAATACGAGGAATAATAACGCCGCGTTAGGCGGTGCAAGCGACTCTGGACGCTTTTTTCCAGTGCAAGGGAAAAGTCTAATGGAAGCATTAGCGGAAGAAACAGGGGAAGTCCTTCTGGATGAACCCCGCAAGGCACATCAGTTGCCCGAACCGTCAGGTTACAAAATACTGATTGCGCTGCCAGACCCCGACAGGGAGTTCGATGGTGGCATTCTCAAGTCTAACAAGACTCTCTATGAAGAAGAGATCGGATCTATCGTTGGCATGGTCATCAAGCTTGGGCCAGATTGCTATAACGATAAGAAGCGGTTTCCAACTGGGCCTTTCTGCAAAGAAGGGGATTGGATCTTGATGCGCTCTTATAGCGGCACTCGATTCAAAATCCACGGAAAAGAGTTCAGGTTGATTAACGACGATAGCGTTGAAGCTGTTATTGAAGATCCAAGGGGGATTGTTAAGGCATGAGTGAACAAGAGATAGATGTAGGGCAAATGTCCGATGAGGACAAGTTCTTTGGTGTACGCACCAAGATAGGCGGTGAGCAGGAAGAATTTACGGAAGAGGCCGAAGTTGTTGAAGCTGAACCGGAAGGTGAACTGACTGACGACGAACTATCTGGCTACAGCAAACGAGTCCAGAAAAGGATTAACAAGCTTAAATACGACTCCCATGAGGAAAGGCGTAAACGAGAATCTGCCCTTGCAGAGCGGGACGAAGCTTATCGTGTCGCCCAGCAGATAGCAGAAAAGAACAGGGAGTATGAATCCCTGATAGGCCGGGGTGAGCAGGCTTTAATCGGTCAGATTAAGGAACGCAGTGCCTTGGCAGTTGATCAGGCTAAAGAGCAGTACCGCCAAGCTTATGAGGAAGGGAACACAGACAATGTGGTTTCTGCCCAAGAAGCTTTGACGAAAGCAACAGCGGAGTTAACTGAAGCTGAACGCTATGCTCAAGATCTTTCAAATCAGCAGGCACAATACAAACAGCAACAGGAAGCTTGGGCAGCGCAGCAACATCAGTTTCCACAACCACAACAGCAGCCCCAGCAACCTCAACAACCTCCACAGCCTGACCCTGAAACTCAGGAATGGGCTTCGGAAAACCCTTGGTTTATGTCGCCGGGGCATGAGGCAATGACCTCACTTGCTTACGGGAAACATGCAGAGTTAGTGAATCAGGGCGTAAAACCTAATTCTTCGGAATACTTTAGACAGATTGACGAAACGGTCAGAAGAGCGTTTCCAGATTATGGTTGGCAGGACGGAACACCGCAAGCCCGTACTTCACCTGCTACCCAGCCTTCGACGGTGGTGGCACCAACGACTAGAAACAATGGAGCCAAACCGCGCACAGTGAAGTTAACGGCAACCCAACGCTCCCTCGCTAAGAGGTTGGGTTTAACAGATGAGCAATATGCCAAATATGTTTAATTGGAGTAACCAATGACTGAAGAGCGCACCCCCAGAGATGTACAAGAAAGAGATAGTGATGAGAGGCCAAGTGATTCTTGGGTTCCTGCTTCTGTTATCCCCGATCCCGAACCGCAAGACGGCTGGGTTTTTCGTTGGGTCAGGACAAGCATTCTAGGCCAATCAGATTCAACTCATACTTCCAGAATGTTTCGGGAAGGTTGGGAGCCTGTAAGGGCTGAAGACCATCCAGAGCTTATGCTGGAGTCTGATTTGAATTCTAAATTCAAAGGCAACATTGAAGTTGGCGGCTTGCTTTTATGCAAGGCACCAGAAGAAAAGATGAGATCAAGGTCTCAGCATTTTCAGAATATGGCCGACAACCAGATGCAGTCTGTGGATAACAACTATCTCCGAGAAAATGACCCTCGTATGCCTATGCTCGATCCAGAGCGGAGTACGAGGACAACATTCGGTAGAAGCTAACCCTTGGGTGGGGGTAGCTTCTTAACATAGGAGGTCATATTTATGGCTACTACCGCTACCCCAAACGGTGCGGAACCTGTTAACACGCTAAGTGCAAGCGGTTCATACACCGGAAAAGTTAGGCACATGAAGATTGCCAGTGCTTATAACACTGCTATTTTCTACGGCGATTTCGTCAAGCTAGTTGCGGCTGGCACAGTGGAAAAAGCCGCAGTAACAACTTCTGTTGTTGCTGGCACAGTTGGTATCTTTGTGGGATGTTCCTACACTGATCCATCGACAAGTCAAATGACATTCAACCAGCAATTCCCTGCCGACACAGCGGCTTCGGATATTATGGCGTATGTTGTTGACGATCCTAAGCTAGTGTTCAAGATGCAAGCTGATGAAGCTATTGCCCAGACTGGTCTTGGCAATAACATCTCGGCAGTTAGCACAGCGGGATCAACTTCAATCGGACGTAGCAAGAACGCCTTGGATGGCGGCTCTATTGCTACGACAAATTCACTTCCACTTCGCGTCCTTGAGTTCGTAGAAGGCCCAACCAGCACGGTAGGTGATACCTACACTGACTGTCTTGTGACCTATCTGCCTTTAAGTCATGCGTATGAAACCAAGCTAGGAGTGTAATCAATGGCTATTTCAAGAGCGCAAATGCTTAAAGAACTCCTGCCGGGGCTTAACGCCTTGTTTGGTTTGGAGTATGAAAAGTACGAAGATGAGCATACCCTCATTTATGAGACAGAAAGCTCTGATCGTTCTTTTGAAGAGGAAGTAAAGCTTTCTGGCTTTGCTGCCGCACCTGTGAAGAATGAAGGTTCTGCAATCTCTTATGATTCAGCGCAAGAGTCCTTCACGGCACGATACAACCATGAAACGATTGCTATGGGCTTTGCAATCACTGAGGAAGCTATGGAAGATAATCTTTACGATTCTCTTTCTGCTCGGTATACAAAGGCTCTGGCACGGGCAATGGCCTACACTAAGCAGGTTAAAGCTGTTAACCCGCTGAACAACGGTTTCACCAACTCCTATCAATCAGGTGATGGTGTTAACTTGTTTACA